GATGGTAGAAAATCACCTGGCATCGAATTAGATAAATGGTGGCCTACTAATTCTTATAATAATGGTCGTATCAATAAATCTTCTGGTACTCACAGTAGAATTGATGCGATTACTGGTGTTGATAAAATTGATGGAATTTATATTGGCACTGGTTTAATGGTTGAGATGGCTTATCGTGTTAAATTCTTAGGATATGATGTTGAGACTAGTAGTAGTGCAGTTAGAAATGCTAAAGCAACTTGGCAGGCTGCAATTGAGAATTGGGAAGCTGTCACTGGTGATGCAGAATCTACCAGAGAACAAATTGATGCTAGTTTACAACAAATTGAATCTGCTTATGCAAAATATATAGAAGCACTTGAATATGCTTTGGCACAGGAGGTTGAAGATTAATGGTTTATGATAAAAATTTTTTATTAGAGTTAGATAGAGATAAAAACAAAACCATTTATGCTCGTATCACAGCTTTGCGCTTTGATGAATCTCCTATTGAATTTATTGAAGGTCGTGTAACGCAGGGTTCCATCAATATCGATGGAACCTCTGCCATCAGACGCTCTTGTTCTTTAACCATGGTCGCCGCAGATTTTGATTATCGAAATTATTATTGGGGACTGAATACTAAATTCAAGTTAGAAATTGGATTGGAAAATTATATCAATCCTGCCTACCCAAAAGTATGCTGGTTTGATTAGGGTGTCTTTTTAATTACTCAATTTAATACAAGTCGTAATGCCTCAAGTTTTAATATTTCTGTATCTGGTAAAGATAAGATGTGTTAGCTAAATGGTGAAATTGGTGGTAATTTTGAATCTTCTGTTGATTTCGGTCAAATTGAAGAACAAAATCCTGATGGCTCTTGGAAAATTACTAAACTTCCAATTCATCGTATTATTCGCGAAATGATTCACCAATACGCCGGAGAGCCTTTTCACAATATTATTATCAATGATTTAGAAGAATATGGTTTAGAGCTTTTAGAGTATCAATACGATGTTCCAATGTTTTTATACAGACATATTGATTCTCCAATTTATACAAACGCTTTATTAAAAGGTGAAGTCGAATGTAAGGTAGACAGAGTTAATCCAGAAACAAAAGAAGTAGAGCGAGTATCCATTCAAGTAAAAGATTTAACTAATACAGAATTAGAAATGTTAGTTGATCCATTGACTGGAACACCTAATCCCTCTGAAGTATGGATTTGGGACAGTGAAGAAAAGCAAGATATTCCTTATTATTTTGCTAAGATTGAAACTAATTAGACTGCAGGTTATCGAACTACTGAGTTAACTTACCCAGGTGATTTGATTGCGGCCGCAGGTGAAACAGTTACTTCTGTTTTAGATAAGATCGTAAATATGCTTGGTGAATTCGAGTATTTTTATGATTTATAGGGACAATTCATTTTCTAGAAAAAGCGTTCTTTTGTCAATACTTTATGGTCTCCATTGGTTGATAGTAGTTCCGATGATGAGGATGGTTCTTATGATGAACAATATGTAGAAAGCTTGGCGATTGCTTCCTCTCAAAGTTATGTATTCCATGAAGGAGAGCTAATTACTGCTTTCAATAATAATCCTAATTTGACTAATATGAAAAATGATTATTCAATTTGGGGTACTCGTGCTTCCGTTCAAAATACTGAAATTCCAATTCATATGCGCTATGCAATTGATAAGAAACCAACCTTCTACCGCACATATGACGGAAGTAAATTCTTTACAACTGAGAAAAAAACTGATGAAGATTTATATAATGAAATCTTTAGCGAGCTATATGAAGAATTTACTAAAAAGCCAAATCCAAATGGATTACCGGAAGATTGGTGGGATATTATGGATTGGGCTGAAAGATATAAAATGCTAAAAGGTTTTTATCCTCCTGGACGTATTGGCCAATACTGTTCTGAAGCAGTAAGTAAAAGAATTGATTTAAATTCTTATTTCCCTGCTCCTCCTGAGGATTAGAATTTGAATGATAGTAGAGGTAAATGGAATCATTATCGTGACATTTATATCTTTGATGTAGAAAGTGATGGAACTCTTGGATATTATGGACATTATAATGGATGTACTCATTATTATGAATATTTCTTAGAAAGAGCGTTAGAAGGATTAGGAACTTCTTACATTTATAAGCCAGAAATTCCCGAATCTGAAGGCGGCGATGTAAGTAATATTGTTGTTGATATTATGAAAAATCGTGTTTATAATCAAGATTGGCGAGAAATTATTTATCAAATGGCTTTAGACTATTATCAGCATGGTCAAGAAGAAGATTTTGAGCAACGGATTATTGAAAATAATTATCCTTATTATCCTACTGGATTGACTGGATATGAATCTTATTATATTGATTTACAAGGCTTTTGGAGACAGTTATATTATCCCATTGAAAGAACTGTGCAAGAATACCAAGATGAAAAAGCAAAATTAATGGAAGAGAAAGGGTTCATTGGAAATTTTATTTATACTCCTGAATATATTGAAGAGAACAAAGAAGCATTATCTAACCTAGATAAGAAATTTGATTATTTCTTCTATGTAAGAAAAGAAAAGGACGAAGAAGGCGTAGTGCATGAGCTAGATCGATTTGGACCTGAGCAAGAAGAAGATGAAACAGATGACGCTTATGCGGAAAGAATAGACGCATTGTTATTACAATTCCAAGATGCTTTATACGTCACTTTAACTGAAATTGAAGAGCTTATTGCGAAGTGCGATACAAAAATTGAAGCAGTTGAAGAAGAAAGCTCTTATTATTATACCAAAGATGAACTTTATCCTCATTGGCGTAAAGATGTTTATGAATCTCCTTAGAGCTTGAATTTCTGGTTTGACTTTTTAGATACAGATGGAGAACTGGCACAATTCAATGTGTAGAATGTCGGTCGTAGGCCAAAAGTTGTAAATGATTCAAGTGTAAAATCCATTTATTTTAGAGATACACCGGACATTATTTTTAGAACTGCTGATGAGGGAGAAATAATGACTGGTTATAGATACATTTAGGCTCCAATGATTGAGACCATGTTTAAGATTAGTACTCAAGGCAAATCCGCAAAAGATAAGTTAGATGAACTAATTTATACTCATGGATATTGCATTGAAAATGCTACAATTACAACTATTCCAATCTATTATTTGGAACCTAATATTCGTGTGCATTTATATGACAACGAAACCAATCTATGCGGAGATTATATTATTAGCAAATATACTATTCCATTAGCATATAATGGAACAATGAGTATTACTGCTACTAAAGCCGCAGAAAATATTGTTTAAAAGGAGGACGGACGAATTGAAAGCTATTAGACAATTTAGATATTATGGATCTGATTTGATTAATAATGAATTTGCCAAAATAAATAATTATCCAAATGATCCTTCTTTCCCAGAAAGATTGATCGGTGGTAATATTTTTAATGAATATAGCGCAATCACAAAGCTTGGTATTCAAGGTCGTCCAGGTACAATGTTCTATTTGAATGATAGTAATTACCCAATCGTCATTGGCGAGACAGGTATTTATGAGATTGATTTAGAAGGTTATGGACAGATTTTCCGTATCAAATTTGACGGTCCTTCATTGAAGTGGTACGATGAAGATGGCAAAGGCGACCGTCTTCTAATTGACATTGTATTTGAAGGGTCAGGTGGAAGCGCATGAGTTTTTATGGTAGCATATATTACCAATTAGTTGATGCTTTCAATCGACTATGGTTTAGTAACTAGGGAAAAGACAGCATTATTTTCCCCGGTGAAGATAAATTAGTAAATCCAAATCCTGCTGAGGGTGTTCCAGAAGATACTTTTGAATATCATTCTCCTGGACGCCAAGGTGTTATCGACTTAAAGTCTGGTAACAGATGGATTGTTTTTACTTAGAATGAAGAAGATAAATCTTTCAAGATTTGGCATAGAGAAGCAGATGCCGAGAGTAATGTTCCTGGTAATGGTTTTTATCATGTTCCAAATATGTATTTGGTTGTTTAGCAAGATGGAGAAAAAATCGAATAGGTTATTGATAGATGTATTCAAGAAACTTCTGACAGAATTGCAGAAGAGGGCGGAACTTTTACTTTAGAAGAGGGCTGTAGAGTAGTTGTTGAAATTCCAAGCAAAGAAGATAATGTTGATCCTTCTCATGCAATCTATAAATATACTATTGATGGTGAATGGGAAGAGGAATTAGAAGCAACTCAAGGAATGGTAACCATTCTAAATCCCGATGATTTCTTTGTAACTACTGAATCTTATGCTGTAGATGGAGCAGGACATATGATTCCTGGTACTCGTCATTTATACAAGATGCCAAAGTCTGATGTTCAAGAAGAAATTGATGCTCTAAAGGCTCGTATGACGAAGAATGAAGAGCACGATGGAGAGCAAGACGACGATATTGATCTATTGGAAGAATATGTCGGTGATTGGAATCTATACAGAGGCGCAACCAATGATAAAGGATTTAATTATTGGATGCCGGGTGTCTCTGATGCCATTGGCGATATGTGTGAATTAATCGCAGGTCACCAAAATACTTTTAATGAAGATGGAAGCGTCAAAGATGTTTGGTCTGACTGGGAAGACCATCGTGATGTTAATATTGCTCGTGTTATCGGTAACTTAACACTATTAAGAGAAAGCTTAAAATCTTTTGATAATGCTCATTTTAGAGTTGATGATACTAAAATGAGTGATATTAGCTTGATTGATGTTATTTTGTATATTAAAGATAATTTAGTTGCGACAAATACAACAACTCTTACTGGTCATAAAGGAAGACTTGATAACTTAACTGACGATATTAATAGATTAACTTCAGATACTTTAGCTTTGACAAAACGTGCAGATGACTTAGAAGCAAAAGATATTGAAATTGAAGCTGATATTGATGCAATTAACGATCCTGCTACTGGCATTTTGATTACTGCTAAAAATTATACTGATAGTTTAGCCAATGGCGCTGTAAAAGCAAATACTGATGCCATTGCCGCGATTAATGATCCTACTACAGGTATTTTAGCAAATGCTAAGTCTTATACTGATAATTTAGCAAATGGAGCAGTAAAAGATAATACTAATGCTATTACCGCAATTAATGATAGTGAAACTGGTATTTTAGCAAAGGCTAATAAGTATACAGATGAATTAGCCAATGGTGCAGTAACAGATAATGCTAATGCTATTATTGCAATTAATGATGGCGAAACTGGTATTTTAAAATCTGCAAATAATTACACTGATGATGAAATTGATAAATTAGATTATACTGACAGTGCTGCCGATGGACAATATGTCTATTCTGTAAATGAAACTGATGGTATTATTGCAGTTGAGCATAAAGCTCTTCCTACTTATACTTTAACTTCTGGTAGTACCAATGGTACAGTCGCTTTCAATGGATCTGATGTAATTGTAAAAGGATTAGGTACTGCTGCTTATTCTAATACAGACGCTTTTGATGCGGCTGGTGCGGCCGCAACTGCCAAGAACGAGGCAATTGCTGCAGCTAAAACCGAAACTGAAAATCAGATATAGGCATTAACTGAAGGCGCTATTGCAACTGCCAAGAGTGAAGCAATTGCTGAAGCCAAAACTGAAACTGAAAACCAAGTAAAAGCATTGGCTGAAGGTGCTGTTGCAGACAACAGTGCAGCAATTGAAGATTTAGAATTATTGCTTCAAAATTACAATGAACTGGTTGCGAAGGTAGCTGAGCTAGAAGGCAGAATTGCTGCCCTAGAACCCGCACCCGAAGAACCAGATCCAGAAGAACCAGATCCCACTCCAGGAGATGAAGGTTCTGAACCCACTACATAATTTCTTTCTATTGAGAAATTAATATATATAAGTAAATAATTTTTAGGAAGGAGAGAGATTATATTGGCAAGATACGTTAAGTTTATGCGAGGTACTCCTACACAGTACGCCGCTTTGGTTGAAAAAGATATTGATACCCTGTATTTTATTGCTGAACCTACTGCTAGTGAAGGTTGCTTGTACTTAGGTAATAAGTTAATTGCTGGTAATGGCGAAAGCAATAGCGGAGATCTATCTGAATTACTAAGTTTAAACGACTTATCTGATGTCATTGTAAATTCCTTAGACTTATCTGATGCTTCCTTTCTAATCTACAATCAATCTCAAGGTGCTTGGGTAAATTGTAGTAAAGAAGCATTAGTATTTGTTGGCTCTTCTTCTTTGTCCGACGGTAAGGCTGGCCTAGTGCCAGCCCCCGCAAAGGGCGAAGAAAATATGTTCTTGCGTGCGGACGGCACTTGGGCCGTTCCTGAAGGCGCAGGAGCTGCTTCTAATGCTGTTGTTTATCAAGTAACCGCAGAAGCAGATGAGAGCAAGGAGGCCGCAATCGTTCGCATCGTAAATGGTGCTGAATTGCATAAAAATGATGTAGCAATCGTAAGAGTCTTAATTGCTAATGATATGTATGAGCATACTGCTTATGTATATGACGGTACAAATTGGGCCGCCATGGATGGCAATTATAACGCTGAAAATGTTTACTTCAAAAGCGATTTTGTATTTACTGAAAATGTAGGTACAGTAAAAATTCCAGAGTCTGGTAATATTGAAGTTCAGGCCGCAGGTTTGAATGTTGCTGAGTTCTTTAATAAGTTGTTCTCTGAGGTAAAAGATCCAACAATTACCGATGTAGAGTTCACTGTCTCCTGGGATGGAACTAAGACTTCTTATGAAGTTGGCACTTCTGTAATTCCTAAGTATACTTCTACTTTCACTCCTGGTAGTTATGAATTTGGCCCTGAAAGTACTGGCGTAACTGTTAGTAGTTATAGTGTTGTTGATACCAATAACAATACTGCTAATACAGCTTCTGGCTCCATGCCAGAAATTACCATTACTGATGATACTAAGTATTCTGTAGCAATTACTGCTACTTATACTGATGGTGTTAAAGCCTATAATAACTTACAGCAAGAAAGCGCAGAATATATCAAGGGTGGTTCCGTAACTAAGGCTACTAGTTCTATTATTGGTTATCGCGCTTCTTTTGTTGGTGTTGATAATGGTACTGGAGCTATTGACTCTGCTGTAATTAGAGGTTTAGCTACTTCTTGGAATTATAATGCCGGTAAGGTTATTACTGTTGACGCAGAAACTATTAATAATCCTACTCGTATTATTATTGCTATTCCTGCTTCTAATACTCGTAATGGTATTAAAGAAATTATTATGCCTGAATCTATGAATTATAATTGCACTGCTGACTATGTACAGCAAGATAATGTTATGGTTGAAGGTGCTAATGGTGCTACCGCTGCTGAGTATGAAGTTTGGGTTTATGCTCCAAGTAAAATGGGTGTTGATGAAGTCCATAAAATTACTTTGAACTAAGGAGGAATTGAAGAATGGCTGTAATTAGACAAGATTTTAATGTCATGTACTTGCCTGCTGCTATTCAGAGAAATAATCCAATTCCTCTGGATAGTACTGCCTTATGGTATGACTATGATTTGATGGCTGCTTATGCAGCTAGTGATCCTACTGCCTATGTAGGTCAGATTTTAAGCTTGGTTGTTGATGATGTAGCTAATGCTTATATTATTACTAACTTAGCTGGAGATTTAGAAAAAGTTGGCTCTGCTGTTGTTGCTGATAACAAAACTATTGTTTTGGATAATGGCGCAGTAGCTTTCAAAGATTTTGGTAAGCGTTATTATAAATATGACGCAGAAACCGAAGAATATACTTTACAGGAAGTTGATGAAAACCATCCTTGGATTGCTGGTCTAGAACCAAAAGTAACTAGTGAAGCCGGTCAATTGGTATTAGGTTGGTTTGAGCCAAATTCAACTACATTGGAAGGTGTAAATAGTTCTTTAAGCACTTTACAGACTTCTGTAAGTGATTTACAGGGTACTGTTGAGAGCTTGGGTATCCAGGTTTCTTTGAATGAGAAGGCTTTAGAGAATGTTTATACTAAAGAAGAGACCTTAGCTGAAATTGCTAAGGCTGGACATCTAGTATATAAAAAAGTTGATAGTTTAGATGACATTCAGGCGGATATTGATAATGAAGATGCTAATGTTTCTAATACTATTTACTTAGTTCCTGTTTTAGAAGGCTTAGTAAATGACGTATATGATGAATATATGGTTATTGATGGTGGGATTGAAAGATTAGGTTCTTGGGAAGTTAATCTTGATAATTATGCCACCAAGGATGATCTTGATGGAAAAGTTGATAAAGTTGATGGCTATGGACTAATGTCTACAGCTCAGACTGCTAAATTAGCTACCATTGAAGAAGGCGCTCAAAAGAACGTTATCAATGAAGTTAGTGATGAGTTTGAAATTACTGATGGTAAGTTAAAACTTATCAGCTTACCTGATACTGCTAATATTGCAAATCATACAACTATTTTATCTTTACAGTCTGGTATTGACTCTAAAGTCACTATTGTCCCAGGCAAGAGCTTAGTTGATGATACTCTAATTGCAAAGTTAGAGGCAATGAATGCAGAGGGCGAGAAAAATGTTATCAATGCGGTTGATGAAAATGAATTAGCAATTGATGAAAACCGCACTTTATCTATTGTTTCCGTAAGTGGTTCTAAGATTGCTGAATTGGATTTAAATGAAGATTTTAAGAATTTGTCTAATAATGTAGATAGTTTATCTACTGACTTAGCTGCTTTAAATGCTTCTTTACAATCTTTGGATACAACTTTAACTGCTTATAAGATTGAAGTTTCTCAAACTTATTTAACTAAGTCTGAGTTTGAGGATCGTTTTGCTTGGCATGAGTTATCTGACTTTGTCACTACTTAATATAAGGAGGATTACTAATAATGGCTGATGAAAAATTAAGTTTATTATTTAGAAGAGGTACAATCGACCAGATTTTAGCTGGCGATAATATTGTTCCTGGTGCCGTTTCTTTCTGTACTGATGAGCCTGGTATTTATCTAGATTTAACTACTGATGAAGGCGGCGGTGTTGCTAAGAGAGTCCGTGTCGGTGATTTCATCTCTGTTGCTAGCTTTGACGATATCAAGGCTGCTGCCGCAGCTGCTACAGATCCTGACAAAGCTTTCTCTGAGCATTGCTTATACTACTCTATCCAAGAGAATGCTTTGATGAAGTACAAGAAGAGCGAAAAGACTTTTGTACTTATCAATGATTTAAGTGATGTAAATGCTGATATTGCGGCCCTTGATGTTAGAATTACTACTAATGAGGGCTATATTAAGACCTTGCAAACTAATTTAGCTACTGAGACTACTCGTGCTACTAACGCTGAAGCCGCCCTAAGAAATCGTATTGATGCTTTAACTGGCGGTGGAGATGGCTCTACTGATTCTTTAACCCAATTAAGAGCAGATTTAAATGCTGAAATTGAGGCTAGAGAAGATGGCGATGAGGCTTTACAAGGCAGTATTACCACTCTAAGTGGACGTGTTAGTACCAATGAGGGTGATATCTCTAACTTAAAGACTTTGTTTGGTCAATTACCAGATGGAGTTGCTACTAACATTGTTGATTATGTAAATGCTAAGGTTCTTGCAGAGCAGGAACGTGCAACTGGTATTGAAAATGGCTTACGTACCGATGTAGATAAGAATACTGGTAATATCAGTACCTTAACAACTGGTTTGACTGATGAAGCTGCTCGTGCTAAGGCTGCTGAGCAAGCTAATGCGACTGCTGCTGCTAATGCTCAGTCTAAGGCTGATGAAGCTGCCACAGCTGCCGCCAATGAAGCTTCTCGTGCTATTGGAGTTGAAGGCAAGTTAAGAACACTTATTACTAACCTAACTAATACTCACACTACTGATAAGAATGCTTTAGAGCAGTCTATTACTGGTTTAACTAGTAGCTTAGCTGCCACTACTGGTATTGCTAACGATGCTAAGACTCAGTCTGACACTAATAAAGCTGGTTTAGCTCAAGAATTGGTAGACCGTGCCACTGGCGATCAAGCTAATGCTGATGCTATTGAAGCCTTGGATGGCGAATTGGCCGAAGAAGTCGAAAGACTGGAAGGTTTGATTGGTGAGGCTGGCTCTAGTGCTGATGCTGTTCGGTTGAATTTGAATAAAGAAATTGCAGACCGTCAAGCAGCTGATCAGGCTAATGCTCAAGCTATCGCTAATGTCGATACTGCTTTAGAACAGGAAAAGACAGCTCGTACTAATGCCGATACTGAGTTAGACGGAAAGATTACTACTGTTTCTAATGGTTTGGCTGCAACTGATGGTAAAGTTTCTACTTTAGAAAATTGGAAGACAACTGCTTCAAAACAAATTAAAGATTTAGAGGATTGGGCAACTGATACTGATGACACAATTCAGCAGGAAGCTCAAGCCCGTCAGACTGCTATCAATAATTTAAACAATGCTTTGACTTCTGAAACTGAGGCTCGTGAGAAGAGAGACGAAGAGTTAACTAATTTAATTAGTGCTGAAACCAAGGATCGTGAAGATGCTATTGCCGATGCTTTAACTCAGGCTGCTAATACTGCTGACGAAAAAGACCAGGCTTTGCTAGATCTGATTAATGAGAATATGGCTGCCGCAAACTCCATGTCCTTCAAGGGTAGCGTAACCGGTTATGACAGCTTACCTGCTTCTGGAATCCAGGCTGGTGACACTTACGTTGTAACTACTGCTTTTAGTAACGCTGAAACTGAGCCTCAGATTGGTGACTTATTGGTTGCTAGAGATGATCAGGCAGACGGTGCTACTTTAGCTGATGCTAATGCTAAGAAGGATTTCTTCATCTGGGTTAAGACTGGTTATTCTACTTTCAATGATCCTGAATTGGTTGTTGAAGATGCCAAGATCAAGATGAAGAGCCATTTAGGTGAAGTTTTAGGAACTGTTTCTGTTATTTCTGCTAGCGAGAATATTGTAACTAATATTTCTGGCGAAGGAAAAGACTGCACCGTAAATGTTAGCTTCGTATGGGGAACATTCTAATTCGGACAGAAAAGGACAATAAATAAGTTGTTATTTTCAAATCCTTATGAAGGATGATTATATGGAGAGGATAATATAATTATCCTCTCCATTTTTTTTATATTTGGATAGAAAGGAGAGCAACAATGGTAGATCAAAAAAATGTTTTACAATCTATTGGCGCCCGTGAGACCGGCAATGTTTTTAGACCTGTAAATTGTACTGAGCAAGACATGAAGAGAAAACGTGCTATTCCAGGCTACTTATACTTCACACAAGATTCTCATAAGATTTATCAAGGCTTAGGCTCTGGTGAATACCAGATGGTCGGCGGCAGTTCTAGTATTTTCTACGGCAAATATCCTATGACCGATGATGAAAAATACGGAACTAATGTTTTCTTTACTTTCTCTATGACTGAACATATTGAAGGAGAAAATGTTCCTGCCTTAGATTCTTTGATTTTGAATATACCTGATGGCGGTTTTTACAGAGTATTAAATGTTGATGGTGACGCCATTGCTGTAGAAAGACTGGCTATGTCTGGCGGCGGTGGAGATAACACTGGTCCTGGCTCTAATCAAAAAGGTAATATTACTATTGAATATTACAATGGCGCTGACGTTGATACTAATATCACTATCTTAAATGGTGTTGAGCATTGGATTGAGTTTACTATTACTGCAACTGATGAAGTTGGAGATATCTTAACTGAAACTGGTACCGCAAGTTGGGCTATTAATGGTAAGACTTATACTCAATCTGTAACTACTGGCTATAATAAATTCAGAGTTGATGAACTTTTACCCATGGCAAAAGATGGTAACTATACTCGTATTAACTTGATGGTCTATATGAATACTGGCGGTATCACTGATAACTATGCTAGTAAGCAATGGAATATCCAAAAAGTTGATTTGCGTTTAGAGTGGCCTTTCACTTATTCTGAAGATGAATATCGTAAAGATTCAACCTTTACTTTAGTATTCAAACCTTTTGGTGGTATTAATTGTACCGCTCATATTACTTTTGACAATGGTTCTACTCTAGGACAAGATTACTTCGAGGAAGATATTCCTGCTAATCGCGCAAACGGTAATGAATTTACTACTCAAGCAATGAAGAGTCTGTCTTATGGTGAGCATACTTGTTCTATTTATTTGGATGCCACTATCAATGAAGATACTGGAAAGCCAATTACTGTTAGAACACAAGAAATTGTTCATAGAATCACTTTCACCGAAGGTGGTACTTCTACAATTTTAACCGTCCCATTTGATCAAAAGACTGCTACTCAATATGACACTATTGAGATTCCATTCTTAGTTTATGACCCAGATACAACTGAATGTAGTGTTACTTTCTCTGTTAATGATAACGTAATTTCTACTCGTAGCTACAACAGAGATAAGCAATCTATTCCTTACACAATTACCACTCATGGTACTATTAAGTTAGCTTTAGAGTCTACTAATGGTGATACTAAGAGAGAATTCAATATCACTGTTGAACCTTTGGATTTGAACAGAGAAGAAGTTAGTGGTGCAGCTTTTAGCTTAAAAGCAATTAATTTCTCTGGTAATGATGAAGTTATTAACTGGGTTGGCGGTAGTGAAACTAAGCCTGTAAGATTGAACTTCTCTGATAATTTTGACTGGCGTAATGGCGGTCTAAAATATGAAGTTCTTGCAGATGGAAGCATTGAAAAGTTTATCTGTGTGCGCCAGGGTACTTGGATGGAAATTGACTATAAGTTATTTGAAAATTTCAAAACTGGTACTACCGGTGGTAAGAACTTTAAGTTCTGCTTCAAGGCAGCCAACTGTTATGATTATGAAGCTCCAGTTTTAAGCTGTATCCATTATAATTATAACGAAATTGAATTGACTGAAGATACTTATAGAACTAATAAGTATTATATCCTTTCTGGCTCTGATTATATTATTTCTAGAAATCCATTTGATGAAACTGCTACTTATTTTGAGAAAGTAAGAGTCGCTGAAATTGGTCTAGAATTTGATGCTCAGAAAGCAACTTTCTCTTCTGCTACTTATCCTAATTTCGCAACTCAGTATTGTGAAAACTCTTATATTGAAGTTGAAACTGAAATTTGGCCCAATGTAGGAGATAGACAGCAAGGTAGTAAAACCGTTTATGGTGATCGCTACTTAATGATTTGGGTTGATGGTGTTCCTGCAGGTGCTAAGCCTTACAGCCAAAACATGGCTTTACAGCAAAATGATGCTCAAACCATTCGCATTGGTTCTGATTCTTGTGACGTCTATGTATATACCGCAAAAGCATATGAACGTAGATTAACAAATGATGAACATTTAAATAACTTCGTTATGGATGCTCCTAGCGTTAATAAGATGCTAGAGCGCCATCGCCGCAATGATATTATTGACTCCAGTACCGGCGAAATTTCTTATGAGCTTTTGGTGCAGAAAAATCCTGGATGCCATGCTTATTTGTATGATATTCCAGAATTAACTACTAATAAAGAAGATAAGATTGATGGCTGTACTTATTATGAGTTGATTAATGAATATGATAATTTAGGTAAGCCATTTATGAGAGCAGATAAAGTTAGAACTTATGTTCAGGGCACTTCTTCTGCCGCTTATGGTGTTGCCGCATTTAACTTACGTTCTGATTTTACTAAAAAAGGTAAAATTTATGATAAGAATGGTAATGAAATCCCTGGATGGAGACCTTCTGATGAAGATGAATATATTGACATTGCTTGTACTAAAGTTAATGTTGCTTCTTGTGAAAATGCCAATAACGTTGTAAACGCAGAATGGTATAACAGATTCCAGCCTTACTGGGATGCTCACAGAAGAAAAGGTACTCGTTATGACAGTGATGGTAATTTATTATACAATCCTATGCGTGACTGTATGAAATTCCACTCTGGCGTTGTCTTCTTGAGAGACCACAATACACAATTCAAATATTTAGATGACAATGGAGATCCTAAGAGTGAAATCTATTTGGAGTCCAATGCATTTATCAACCCAACTAACCCTGATTGGGAAGCAAAATATGCCGCAGAACCTTATTTTAAGATGTATTCTATCGGCAATATGGGTAATGATAAGAAGAATTTGAATGTTTTCCATGATACTACCAATCCACGTGCGGCCTGTGTCGAAGTTCTAGATAACCAGAACGCAGAACACTGGATGACTATTTTCAATGAAAAAGCTTTTGAAAAAGAAGTTGTAGGTCAGGACGAAGAAGGTAAAGATATTACCAAGGGTCCATACTATGAGTTCCGTTATGGTCTTGTAGAAAATGAAGACTTGTTAGAAAATGAGCAGGGCATTACCGTAGAACAACAAGAACAAGATTTCTTGAGACTGGCTGAATGGTTCGCAATGAATGATCCAAGTCCATATGATGAGTTGTCTCACCCCAATGGATATACTGGTGAAGAATTGCCTGAACCTGTAACCTTTACTGATGATTTTGTGTTTGAAGGCTTCGATCCTCCTGGATACGAAGGCCAGCCAAATCCAACTGAAATTAGTCTAAAGGGTCAGAAAATTAGTCGTTACAAAGGTACTTATACCCACGACACTAAAGATTATCGTATCGCTAAAATGTTGTATGAATGTGAAGATTACTTGGTTATGGATTCTGTTGTATTCCATTATTTGTATATCTCTCGTCACACCATGGTTGATAACGTTGCTAAGAACACTTTCTGGAGCACCGAAGATGGATTCCACTGGGATCTAACTAAAAACTACGATAATGATACTTCTGATGGTAATGATAATACTGGTAACTTGACTTATACATATGGTCTAGAAGTCGGTGATATTAACCCCAATGGTAAAGATGTTTTCAATGCTTCTCCTTCCGTATGGTTGAATTTCATTCATGAATTAAGAGAGGCTCAGCAATATCTATTCCAGGAGTTGAGTAAGAAGGGTGCTTGGGATGCTGATGATTATCTAGCTGAATTTAAGGCTCACCAAGATATTATTCCCGAAATTTGCTGGATTCAGGACTATGAAAGAAAATATATTCGTCCTAGACGCTTAGGTCTTGATGAAACTACTTTCTTAAGTCGTCTAGAGGGTGGTCGTAAGACTCACCAGAGAAAGCAATATGAAACTTATCAAGAGTTCTATCTGAACTCTAAATATGTTGCAAGTACTGCTTTCACAGACAGTGCTGGTATCGAATTCCGTTTCAATAAAGACGGTGATTTCGCATTGCAACCAACTGACGTTCTTCCCATGACTTTCTATATTGATTGTTATGGCACTATCCACTTAGGTGGTCAGAAGAGAACTTCTACTCGTATTAAGAGAGGTAATTATTATAATGCCCCTGTCGGTGAATTGATTTCTGCCGCAAGCGATGCTACTTGCTATATTTATGGTGCAAGTATGATTCAAACAATTAAAGACTTGTATAAGTTGTATCCTGGTTATGCCAAGATGACTAATGCAAGTAAATTGCGTGAATTTGAAATCGGTTCTGATATAGAAGGTTATTATAACCCTCGTTTGAGCGAAGTTAGCGTTGGTACTAACGCAATGTTACAAAAATTCCAGGCTAGAAATGTCGGTAACCCCGAGAATATTTCTATCCTAAGCTTAACTAACGCAACTCAGCTAGAAACTGTTCTAATGAGTGGTAGTGCTTTCAAAGAATTGTCTTTGGCTCCTAACGCAACTACCAAAGAACTTGAATTAAACCCATTAGCAATCTTCTCTGCAACAAATCTTCTTGATTTGGAAACTGTTAGATTGGATGATGGAATTTATGATTCAATTCAGCAGGCTTACATTAATAACTGCCCTGGCTTAGATGTTTACACTTATCGCTTCGCAAAAGCTCCTTCTTTAACTAACTATCAATTTACCGATGTAAATTGGGTTATTAATGATGAGACTGAAGATGATTTCGTCTTAGATGCCGATAATAATGTTGTAGCCTTTGCCGCTCTTGAAAACTTAACTGATAATAATACTGGTCCTAGACTTGGTACTACTACTGTTACTGCTTTAAGCGGTACATTAACAGTTGATAAGGCTTGCGCTATTGATGAATATAAGATTTACAAAACTTATGCAAAAACTTATCCAAACTTGATTTTCAAGTACACTGATAAAGTTGGTGCTAATTTCAACCCCGCAGTTGAATTAATTTTCTTAACCAATGAAAATTCTGAGGAACAATATTACAGAGTATTGGGTAGCGGTGATACCTCTGGAGAAAATGCTCACAGTATTGCTTATCTAACTTCCGCACAAGGTCCTTTAGGTTTTGCTATTGGTACTCCTCACAAGGAATCTACTTCTTCTCATGATTTTGCATTTACTGGCTATTGGATTCATAAAAAGGATAATGTAATTACTAAGTATTACAATACAAAAGATTTGCCAGATGGAGCAGTTCCAGAAGCATCTGCAATCTCCTTTGAAGATATTACTCCAACTGAAAGTATGACATTCTATCCAGAGTATATTACTACTGATAGAGAGTACAAAGTTCGCTTCTGCGACTGGGCTGGTAATATTATCTTACAGAATGGTGAAGAGTATTGGCCTGTTCCTTATGGTAAGACTTACGTCGAGGCCGCAGGTCCAATGACTAATTTCCACTATCGTGATAATACAGGTCTACAAGATCATATGAGATGGGCATTCCAAGGTTGGTCTAAGAACCAATACAAGGATAAGGAAATTAAGAATCCTGTTTATGAAGATTTGGCAACAATGGTAGTTACTAATGATGTGACTTTACATGGTCACTATTTAACTGAAGACTGCCGTGATGTCGCTTCTAAATTGGAATATTTCAATTTCAGCGAGCGTGGTAAGATCTCAATCGCTGAGGAATATCGTGAAACTTTACAAGGTAAAATTACTTTACCTAGTGAATATGATGGTATCCCTCTAACTCAGGTAAAAGACTTTAAGAATATGGCTCGTGTTACTCACGTATTCTTCTTGAGAACCAATACTTCTTATACAAGTATTTTCCAACAAGCCTTCGAAGGAGCTTTAGCTTTGCAATATGTTGATTTGCCTATTGGAATTACTCATATCGGAACATATGCTTTCAAGAGTATCAAGAGTTTAACTACTGTTGATATGAAATCTAATGTTGAAGAAATTGGTAGCCAGGCATTCTATGAAACCAACATTAACTTAACTTCTTTACCTGCTAAACTAAAACTTCTAAAGTCTGGTGCATTCATGGATTGTCGTGAATTGACTTTGTCTGCTTTACCAGCTTCTTTAGAGACTATCGAAAGCCACGTATTTTTCTTATGTCCTAAGATTAGTATTAATCAATTGGGTGGCGGTGACGCTAAATTGAGTTATATCGGTATGCAAGCTTTTGGCGGCGGTTCTGGCGCTAATGGCACTGTTACTGATATTTACTTCGGCTCAACGGTTAACTTCATTGGTGAAAACGCCTTCAAGGGATATGGTAAAAATGGTCGTGTAAGTACTATTAGCTTTGCTAAACAAAGTGTTGAAGATTATCTAATGACTGATACAGCCTACCATACTAGTATTTCTACTATGGGATTTGATAATCCTCCTTACACTGAAGTTTGGGATTGGAAAGGAGAAGGTTCTTAATGACTAAAGATAGAAAATACAGATACCTTGGCCGCAATGGTATTTTAGATACTAAGGTCCTTCTAGATGGTATCAATCATATCAATATCGTAACTATCAATGCTGATCCCGGCAAGATTTTAACTAATGGTGAGCGTACTCAGTACAGCGTCACTGTTGAAGAGGCCGAGGAACATAAGTGGAGAGAAATTACGGACAATACCAAAAAATAAGGTTATTTGATTTTTCAGTTCTAGGGAAGGGAAATTCCTTCCCTAGAACAATATTATAAAGAAAGGAAGATATAACGTGATTACAGTCTATAATAAAGATTATAAAGACCAATATACCGTTCTATTCCAAGACGCATATAACGTTTTATTGGATATGCAGGCTAAAGATCCTCTTGGTGTAAAGATTAATCAGTCTGTTTTGGATAAAGGCAAAATCAGTTCTCTTGAAGAGTATTTTGCTCATATTGGTTATTTAGCAGATTATCACACTGAAAATATTAGAAATAATCCACCTTCTAATGTTGCATATCAAAACTCTGCTAAGTTCTTGATGCTTCCTATGGATGAAAAATACGATGTCAAGTCTGGCTGTTTTTACATTGACCTAAATACTAGAAATATTCAGGTTCCTGATATTTATAGTAAATATGGTGTTAGTGTTACTGGTGATCAGTTAGCCGAGACTTTGATGTTTAAGGTTCCTCGCTATTTCGATTATACTGACTTGGCTTCTACTGAAATTTATGTTCAGTGGACTAACCCAGCAGGAGACGAAGGTGCTTCTCGTATTGTCTTAGTTGACTTTGAAGCAGAAGAAGGTTATCTATTATTTGGTTGGCCTTTGACCAGTAAGGTTACTGTTGAAGGTAAAAATCCTTTGAAGTTCTCTGTTCGTTTCTTCGTAAGAAATGAAGAGAAAGAAATTCAGTACAGCTTAAATACTTTGGCTAGTTCTGTTATGATTAAGCAAGCTCTATATACTCATTTCAATGCTGACCTAGACATTGATGATCCATCTTTGTTGTTTGCGGCCGCAGTTGAAAATGGCGTTGACTCCAACATGACTCTACCTCAGATTCCTGTCTTCTTCTATGATTGGAAATTGGGTAATGACGAAGGAAAAGCTTTCTTAAAGAATGATGCAATTAAGCTATATGCTAGCGGTGCCACTGCTGATGCAGGTCAGTTGTGCTACAAGTGGTATTATACTCCTCGATTCATCGAAAATAATGTCGCTGTAACTAAAGATACTGAAGAAGTTTTCAAGGCTTACGCTGATGTAGATACTATCTTCAAGCCCACAAATGATACTGAAAAAGAAGCTGGCAAGACTTATTATGTTGAAGAAATCGAAGCTGAAACTGGCAATCAGATTTATACTGTTTTCCTAGGCGATGCTTTTGAAGAGCCAGAAGAGGGAGAAGCTGCTCCTGTTTATTATGAGCAGGTAAGTGTTTATACCATTTTGGCTGTTGATGATGATGCTGAGGATTTGGGTGCTTCTACTGCGCTAGCACCTAATAAGAGATATTGGCCTCACGTCACCGGTGAATACAAGCTAACTTTGAACAATCAAGTTGGTAGTAGCAAATCTGCAGAGAGCGTTGATTCTTTGAAGTGCGTAATTCCTTGTGTTGAAAAAGTTGAGTTCACCGCAGATTTACCTAAGAACAAAGTTCTATCTACTATTGGCGAAGGCGAAGAGACTGTTAGCCAGGCTATTTTAACTGTTACTGTTGATGCAAATGACGGTGCTGAAAAGAGCTATGTATGGTATGAAGCTGCTTCTTCTGACGCTGAATATGTTGAAGTTCCCAATGCTTCTAATGCTAGTATGACTGCTACTCAGCCAGGCTGGTATAAAGTTAAGGCTATCGGTACTTTGAACAGAGAGAGTATGTGGAAAGAAAGTTCTGAATGTAAGGTTACTTATCCTGCTGAAGCTCCTGAAATCGTCAAGTATCTAGTTGATGGTATCGAGTATCCTATTACAGATGATGACCCAACTTTAGAGAATGTTCCTGGCTTGAATACTCCTATTACCTTCAAGATTGAAATTGAAGAAATGAATGAGTTCCAGACTGACGGTGTCACTTACAAGTGGTTCCGCAATACTCCTAACCAGAATGGTACTCCTATTAAGGATTCTGATCTAGATATTATTAGTGTAAATGGCAGTGAAATTACTGTTAAGCTATTAGCTAATAATGACTTGCCTGTTAATATTGCCTTCTATTACTGTGAAATCACTAATACTCTAGCAGGAGAAGAAAAGAAAACTACTTCTAAGGTATTCCAGATTTCTTAATAAAGGAGGTCAATAATTATGTCACAGTTAAGTCAAACTGCTATTGACAAATTATATGAAATCCAAAGAAGTAATCCTCCAAAGATGGCTTCCATTCCATATGCGGAGGATTACATTGAAGTTGATTGGCGTACTCGCTCAATTGGAGAACGTGATATCCTAAGCACTGCTCGTGACCATAAATCCGAAAATTTATACTTTATCATGGATAGATATTGGGATTATATGGACTTGTCTACCACCACCTGTGTTATTTCTTATAAGACTTATCCCGCAGACCCCCAGAAGCAAGGTGTGACTGGTTTATATGCCGTTCCATATTACGACATTTATACTCATAAAGCTACTCCTGGCACTTTGGAAAAGGATAAGATGGTTATTCCATGGTGTATTGATGGACGAGTAACTCAAGACGAAGCAGAAGTAGAATATGCCATTCGTTTTTATCGTGTTGATGCTGATGGAAAGAAAATCCTCTATAATATCAGCACCATGCCAAATGTTGGCAAAGTCCTATATGGACTAAACGTTCAGCCAAACGGCCTTGAAGACGCCGGAGATCTAGCTGGTGATTATGATATTGCTAGTAGTATGTATGAACATTTTACTGACGAAATCAGAAAATTAAATCAGCAAGATATTTTTTGGATTGAATTTGTTTCATAACTTTTATGGGTGGAAGTAATTTTTACTTCCACCCATTTTTTTTGTTATTGGCCGAATAAAAATAATATACTAATCTCTTTTTTTATTTATATTAGAAAATAAAAAGAGATACTCTTTTTTTATAAAAATTTTTAGAAAAGGAGGAACATATATGGCAACTCTTCCACCCGATGGGATTTATAGTGGTTTTTATATTCGTTATTTTTTTGAAGGCGAAGAAATGACAGGCTACTATGGATCTAGTATGGGCATTTATAAAAGTGGAGATCCCGTCGAAGCGACAGTTACTTCAGATTGGATTATTAATGGGCCTAATGGCGAAGCTGCTTTATGGTATTGGGATTCAAATTATTAGAATGAAATTCAAATTGGTAGTTCATTAAGTTTTCAAGCTCATATTTATTTAGATGATGGAATCTCCTTTGGAATTATCATATATGGAAAGAGAATGGATATCAAATTAAAGATGGGTGCGAAGACTGATCTTCCATCCAGTAAAAATAAAGGCACAGTATATTTTGCTAAAGATGGAGATAAAAACTTTGGTGAATTATATTATGATGATGAAAATGGCAATCGAGTAAAAATTGGCGGTAGCAATATTAGCAGCGCTAAATTTAAAATTTAGTATAATTCTAGCAATATTGATTTAGTTGATGGCCTTAGATTAGATTTAACTTTTGAAGATGGAACTGTAATAGCTTCTAATTTTTTCCCTGAAGCAACAATATATAACCCTGGTTTAATGATGCCTGCCAAGAATAGTATTACAGAAATCCAATAGATGCCATTAGGATTGAAATCTTTTATCCAGGCATTATAATTGGTACAATGCCTGCATTAGAATTAAATAACGGTTATGCCATTGGAATTGGAGATGCTGCAGTTTTATTTGGAGATGATAGTACAGAATATAATAAAGTAGGAATAATTCAAAGTCCAGAAACTTTAATATTAGCTACAGAGGATTAGACCGCAGTGTTTAGTGTAAGCAATTAGGATAATACTCCAGGAATAGTGGCTATGGCTGGTGATGCAAGTTTTACGCTTGCAGAAGGTTATTTTTGGACAGGTTCCTTAGGAGCTGAATCTAATTATATTCCTACTGCTTATATTGAAGAACTTCATTCCACTTCAATCAATGCAGCCCAGTTTGAAGGAGCTTTTGCTGGAGATTTAGAAGGTACAGCTAGAGATGCAACTTCTTGGACCAATGCAATTCTTTTAAATGGCACTGAAGTTAAAGGCGGAGAAACTGAAGCAATTACTACTGCTAAATGGGGTGCTGAACGCAATATCTCTATTTCTGGCACTGCCGGCACAACTGGAACTATTGTTGATGGTTCTAATGAAGATGGTTATACTCTAATCATTCCCGCAACTATGATTGGTTTCACTAGCATCACTTCTACTAATTTATTGGCAACTAACTTAGGAGCTGCTGGAGCCCCAGTTGAAGTTGCTCATTTTAAAGAAACTTATTTCCATAATCCTAATAATAATAACTATAAGCATAAGCTAACAAGTAATGCTGGTTCTGCTGATTGTGAATTACAGCTACCTAATACTTCTGGCTTAATTGTTACTAAGGCTAGCACTACTGCGGCCGTTGGTGGTCTGAATGCACCAGTGTTTGTTGCTGCGAGCGGTGAAGTTACTGCTTGTTCTACTGTCTCTGTCGAGCATGGTGGTACTGGCGCTAACTCTTTAAGTGCTTATTCTTTATTATATGGCAATGGAACTAATGCAGTAGGACAGGTTACTCCTATGGCCGCAGGCCGTATTTTAGTATCTGGCGGTACTACTTCTGCTCCTCTATATGCTAGCCCAAGTTTAAGTTTCAGCACAGGCGCTTCTAATCCAACTATTAGTTTTGTCATTAATGGTGCTACTTATACTTCTACTAATGGCATTCAATCTGCTACTGGCGAAAATCCTGGTCTAGTTTCTACTACTACTCAGACTTTTGCAGGAGCAAAGACTTTTACTGGAGCTGTTAATTTTAGCGCTGGTATCACAAGTACAACAGGTACATTCTCTGGACAAATCAATGCTACAAACATCAAGTTGAGTGGTCAATTGAAGAGTCATTCCGCAGGTACTTCTTATCTAACTTTGACTGATACTAAAGCAACTGTGACTTCTCCAACTGTTTATTTAAATGGTACAACTATCGTTCTAAATTCTAGTAATTATGGTCCTACTTTACCAACTACTAATTTAGAAGAAGGTCGAATTTTCTTCTTATTGACTTAATAAAATCTAGGTGAGAAAGGAGAAAATATACAATGGCAACTTATGATTGCACTATAAATGGTGTTCGTGCAAGAGTTGCTGCCACTGGAGTCTACTGGTTTGGACCCTCTGGCGGCAACCTAGGCACTTCTACAACTGACGATGAAGGTTGGGGCGTTAATGATGGAGAAGATTTCTTCGGTGGAAATGTCAACCCCATGGCTTGTGATCCAAGCGGTAATAGTAAATTTACAGTTGCTATCAAAGTAACTACTCCAAATTTATCAAATGTTACTATTAGTGCTTTAACAATTACAGTTCAAGGTTTTGACCATACTTACAAAGGTCTTACTTCTACTTATCCATTATATGCTAGTTTAAGAACTACTTCTACAAGTAGTAGTAGTGATACTTACAGCACTTTTAGAAATTACGCAATTGGAAGTGAGGCTAGTACCAGTTCTCTTACTGGAAATTCTCTAAATCTTAATACTTGGTCTCCTACTTTCTACGGATCTTTTTCCCCAAATACTTCATATTATTTATTCTTATATACTAAATCTACAAGCCAAATTTATGGTTTTTATCACAGTGGCGCAATTTGCACTGATGCTTATGTTACTTATACTCAAAATGCAGCATCTTATACTGTAAGTTTGAGTAAAGGTACTGGTATCAGTTCTGTAAGTGGCGGTGGCACTTATACAGAAGGCGATTTAGTAACCATTAGAGCTACTCCATCTTCTGGATATAGCTTTGTAAACTGGACAGGTTCAGAAACTTCAACCGCAAACCCTTATAGTTTTTATATTTATGGTAATAAGTCTTATACTGCTAACGCAAGTTCTGCGACTTATTTAGTTCAATATAAAGCTGGTACTTATGGTTCTGGTACAGAGAGTTCTGTTTATAAAACTCATGGTACAAATTTAACCTTAAAAGGAGTGCAATTCACTCGTTCTGGTTATACTCAAACTGATTGGGCTTCTGACGCCGCAGGTACGGTATGGGTAAATACCTTAAATGGAACTTATCAGACAGATGCTCCTGCAACTTTTTATCCATATTGGACACCCAATGTATATACATTAACCATTAATCCAAATGGTGGTACAATGTATAACGGTGACAATACTACTTCAAGTCCTTTTACCACAGAATTCTCTTATGGTACTCTAACTTATATTGGTAATTTAGATAGTTACGAAGGATACTAGCCAGACAATAAGCCAACAAAACCTGGTTATACTTGTACTGGATTTACTTTCTCTGGAGGCTCAGGTCAATAGAATACTAGTGGTGCTACTTTCTATTTTATGGGCGATAATCCAGCCGCCGCAATGGTTACTGCTTCTGATACTCGCTCTTGGGTTTTCAATGGTAATTATGCTGGCAATGTAACTGCGACTGCAGAATGGGTTGGAAATACTTATACTGTTGTTTATAATGCTAATGGTGGTACTGGTTCTATGGCTAATACATCTCATACTTATGGTGAAGGCTCTAGTTTAAGAACTAATAGTTTTACCCATTCTGGTTATACCTTTACCGGATGGAATACCAAAGAAGATGGAACAGGAACTACATATGCTAATAATGCTGTAGTAACTGATTTAACAACTACTGCCGGAGGAACTGTTACTTTATACGCTCAATGGGGTGAAGCCACTTATACAGTTATTTTCAATCTAAATGGTGGTAGTATTCAAAGTGGTGATTTTAGTAATATGACTTGTGCTCGTAATACTAATTATACCATTCCTACTGGAACCATTGCAGCCAATGGCTTAATCTTCTTAGGATGGTCTACATCATCTTCTGCTACGACTGCGACTTATGAAGCTGGAGATACTTTCAATAATATTGGAGCCGCAGGCGCAACAGTTATTTTATATGCAGTTTGGGATACAAAAGAGTTTACAATTAAATATCATGACAATAGCAATGGTAATACATTAAGTGTTAGTTGTATTCCTGCAGCTACCACCAATACTTTTAGAACTCTTCCTTCTGGATGGACGAAGGATGGCTATGAAGCTATTGGTTGGAGTAGATCTGCATCTGCCACTTCTCCTGACTATCGATTTGGTCAAGGATTTGTTGATGATTTAGGCGTAGCAGATGGAGCTACTTTAAATTTATATGTTGTTTGGACCCTGTAGCAACCATGGACTCTGACTCAATTATATATGTATATTGATTCTAGAGATTCATTTGTTCAATTCTAATAAAAAAAAGGGGGATATAATATGGACTGGATGGTTATGTTATATCAAATTTTTGAACTTTGCGTTATTCCTCTCTTGGGTGTATTGACTATGTACTTAGTTCAATTCATTAAAATGAAGAGCCAAGAAATCGCAGATAAGACTGATAGTGAATTAGCAGATAAGTACATTCAAATGCTTGCTGATACTATCACTACTTGCGTTATCGCAACTAATCAGACTTATGTTGAATCTTTGAAGAAGCAAGGTAAGTTTGATGCAGAAGCTCAGAAGGAAGCTTTCAATTTGACTTATAATGCAGTTATGTCTGTATTAACTGATGAAGCTAAGCATTATTTGGCTTCCATTTATGGCGACTTGACCGCCTACATTACTAGTCGTATTGAGGCTGAGGTTAATGTAAGTAAGATTGTTCCTGTTACTGAGTAATTGCGGAGATACCCGAAAAATACCTAAAAAGTATTTTTCGGGTATTTTTTTTTGTCATTCGCAGGACCTCAAAAAGTTATGTCCCGGTATTCTTACGGTCCATTTTTGGTTATTTTTCATTCCAGTCGCGGTCCATTTTCGGTTAGGGTTCGGTCCTCGTTTGGACAAATTAGGGTAATTTTTCGGTCCTAATTTTCATAAAGCTATGAGGGGATTGGATAAAATATTTTTTGTATGGAGAGGAGACCTTACATATGTACTCAAACTATAATTATTATCCACAACAACCCTAGCAAGTCGCCCAATAGCAACCAGTGTACCAACCATTGTCTTACTTACGACAGGCGCCGCCGCAAGCAGGACTGAAAGGACGCTTGGTAGCATCATTGGAAGAGGCCCGTGCAACCTCTATTGACTTTGATGGTTCTGTATTCTACTTCCCAGATTTAGCGAACAGACGAATCTACACAAAACAAATAAATATGGATGGCACCGCATCACTGTGTGTGTATGAATTAAGGGAAATGCCCGTTTAGAGAGAAGAGAGCGGTTCTGTTCCATCCGTTGAGAAATTTGTAACGAGAGAAGAGTTTGAGCAGGTCCTGGCGCAACTACAAATGCTCCAGAAGCCAACCGAGCCGGCCGTATCTGCCCCCGCAAAAGAAAAAGTAGAATTAATGTCATTCTAAGGAGGTATGAATGATGTATCCAGTAAACCCAAATAAATTAATCCAAATGATTAAATCCGGGCAAAATCCTCAGCAATTGATGTTATCAATTTTGAAAGGACAAGCCTATGATAATCCCCTCGGAAAAAATCTCCTAAATTTAGCTCAATCTGGTCGCACTGTCGAATTAGAGAAAGTAATTCGCAACCTTTACGCCCAGTAGGGCGGTCAAAATTTCGACCAGGAGTTCGAAGCCTTTAAACGTGCATTAGGCTACAACACTTAAAATTTAAGGAGGAAAAAAATTATGTTCAATGGAAAAGGTTATAATTTATCTGATATCGCTGCTGTAACCCGTGGAAGTGGTACTGGTTTCGGTGGAGATGGCGACGGCGCATGGTGGCTGTTACTGTTATTCCTGTTTGCGGGATGGGGTAATGGTGGCTATGGCGGCGGCCTTGGCGCAGGTAACGCTCGCGACGCTGTTTCTTATGGCTTTGATATCAACAATCTAGAAAATGGAATCCGTGGACTAGAGCATGGTCTATGCGATGGTTTCTATGACATGAACACTTCTTTGCTAACTGGTTTTGGTAATGTTACTATGGGTAATATGCAGAACACTAACGCCATTATGGGCCGTTTGTGTGATATGTCCGCAGAGCAAGCTGCTTGTTGCTGCGAAACTCAGCGCTTGATTGAGAGAGGTTTGTGCGAAGTCAACTATAATATCTTGACTCAATCTAACGCAACTAATACTAATATTGCCAATGCCGCGAGAGATATTATTGAAAACAATAATAATGGTGTTCGCTCTATCTTAGACTTCTTGACTCAGGATAAGATTGCTACTTTGCAGGCTGAAAATCAGGCTTTGCGCTTGACCGCTTCTCAGCAAGCTCAGAACGCTTTCTTGATCGACCAGTTAGGAACTAAGGCTCCTATTCCTGCATACATGGTAGCTAATCCATATGCTAGCTATGGTTGTGGTATGAACTACTATGCTGGATGTGGCTGCAACTAATATCTAAGGAGGAAAGTATATGGAAATTATTGCTAATGCTGTTCAAACAGTTCCCGCAAATCAGAATGTTTATTTCACTGATTCTGTTACTTCTGGAAATTATTCTATCGAGCATCGTGATGGTAGTGGATTGGTGACTCTTCGCGGAGTCACCAATACTCAGTGCCGCGCCCGTTTTAGAGTACATTTCGGCGCAAATGTCGCGATTGCAGAAGGTGGCACCGTCGGACCAATTTCCTTAGCTATCTCTTTGGATGGTGAAGCGGTTCCAGCTACAATTATGACTGTCACCCCTGCCGCAGTTGGAGATTTCTTCAATGTGAGCGCATCTATCTTTATTGATATTCCAAAAGGATGCTGCTCTCATGTGGCCGTGAAGAATATTTCTACTCAGCCAATTGATGTACAAAATGCAAATCTAATTGCTGAACGTTCTGCGTAAGGAGGGATAGTATGGACCACGAAAGATTAAAACACATGAAAGAAACTTTAATGTGTGCTGTTGAAGTACAATTATGTGATTTGGGTGAAGTAGATACTAAAGAGCTTGGAGAAGCTATTGATATGATTAAAGATTTAGAAGAGGCAATCTACTATTGCACCGTTACAGAAGCTATGAACAACTCTTCACACGAAATGGAGTTTGAAATGAAAAAAGGCGGCCATCACCAGTAGGAAAATGGTGACAGCCGCATGTATTATGACAGAAATCGTAGAAGTGATGGTACATTCTATGCTGACAATGATAATTCTTCTTCTTCTGGAATGAATAGTTCTAATGGAAGAAATTATTACGATGACCCAGGTATGTGGCGCGATGAGCGCGAAGGCCGCAGTTATAATAGTCGTAGAATGTATATGGAAGCCAAGGATATGAAACGAGATAAAGCTACTCAATTGCGTGAGTTAGAAAAGTATATGCAAGAGCTATCTCTGGATATTACCGAAATGATTGCGGATGCTTCTCCAGAAGAAAAAGCATATCTTGAAAAGAAGATAACCGCATTGGCTTCTAAAATTGGTCAAATGAAATGATTATAAATGGCGTGCGCTGGCGGGTCCGGTTGGTCTCGCCAGCCCATCCAATGCTACTTACGCCTTGGAGAACTCACGCTCTTGGAGTTTGTGATAAAGTCACATAGACTATATGTATAGACAAGACTCTTTCCCCTCAACAACTAAAAGAAGTCTTATGTCATGAATTAGTTCATGCTTTTATGTTTAGCTATGCTGTGGATTTATCATATGATGAAGAGGAAATGGTAGCAGAGCTTATGACTGAATATGGAGAAGATATATTAGAACGGACAAACGCGATTTATAATGGTATAAAAATGAAATAAGGGTCGATTATGAATAATCATAATCGACCCCTTATTTTTTTTTGGTTTAATCAACAACGTCGTCATTATCAACTTTTAAGTCTAAAGCCATAGCCTTATCATAATAGATTTTAGCTTGACCGTTGCCACCCAAACCAGTATATAATTTATAGAACTCGGTTAACTGTTCCATCTGTGCAGGAGTAATATATCCCTGAGCTAAGAATCCTTTGCATAATTGTACTAAGCGGAAACGATAAGAAGCAATAATCAGATTCATATGAGTCTTCTCGATGTTCTCAGTTTCTCTGATATATTTTCTTAGTTCCTCTAATTCCTGATATACTGGTTCTAAATGGATCTCAATGGTGTCCTCGACATGTTGTCTCTCTTGGGCGGCGGCTAATTCTCTAGCGTTTCTTAATTCACGATTCAATTCACGAGTTTTGAACTTAGCATAACCAATTACACCGGCACTGATAAGAGCAAACAAAATCTCCATACCCCACTCAGCTAATAATTCCATTTAAAGTATCCCCCTTTCTAACTTCTCTGACATTTATAAGAAGTTGGATAGGGGGATTTATTAGTTAGGACCAATCGAATACTTCGACCTTATTTTTGGTATAATGAGCGCCAATACAAATAGCATCACATTCATCCTGTGTTGGTTTTACATTATAGGTTTTTACAACCCAATCTTGTGCGGCTTTCTTCTAGGCTGGACGATCTTTTCCCTTGATACCAAGAGAAGATTTCCAGACGGTAGAAAGAACGGCGGTTCGAGGCATTTTCATTTCAACAAATAATTCATGTAAAACGCCAAATACCTCAGCCAATGCTTTAAAGGTGGCTACATTATTGACAACATTATTTTGAAGTTGAATATCTTCAAAGACGACTTCGTCAATATCAAACTTCTCAATTAAACCAATAACTTCCTTGCGAATAAAGTGAAGTCTATCTCCAACATCGGTTTGAGTTGCGGAGAACTTGCCATAATTGTAAAGTTCACCATCATCAAATACTGCCCAACCAGTCACGCGACTGGCCTGGTCCAATGCAAGAGTTCTCACTTAGAAGTAGAACCGAATCCGCCAGTGCGTTCGCCCATTACCACATCATCAGAAGTGATACCATATGGAAGAATGGTTGCCTGACCGATTGCGTCACCTTTCTTAATTTGAATATTAAATGGAGATAGATTGTAAATCTGGAAGAAAATCTCACCTTCATTATCGGGGTTATTGTAGTAATCAGCATCGATAATACCAATGCCGTTACCCAACATCAACCAATATTTCAAGGGAGAGGAACTGCGGACACTTAGTTGTAACCAAGAGCCAGGATCTAACTTACACTTCATTCCAGTAGAAACAAGAGTTGGCTTGAAACCAATCTTCTTAGTAAAGTCAGCCATTTGTTCCAGACTTACATATTCATCGACCTCAACAGGCCATAATAATTTTGCTTCTTCACACATCAAAGGAAGAGAAGGAATTACATAATCCTCTGCGGCGACCATGTCATATCCTGCGGATTGACTGGTTTTACGGACCGGCATAGCTAAGTCCGCGTCCGCATACTTAGAAACTTTTTCAAAATGTGCCATGATGATTAACCCCTTTCATAAGTGACGGTATAAACATCCTCGGGGTCTTTCTCATTAGTGAAAATCTTAGTAGCAGTAACTACTTGATATTCTTCAATAACTTCACCCTTAGCCTTAATTTGCTTAGTCTTATAACTAAAAGCAGTTAGGTCAAAAGTGGGATCATCTAGTAATTGTTCATGAAGAGCCTCAACATCGGCAATGGTGGGAACTCTATAAGTATCAACAGCTTTTAATAAATATTTCATCTTATTACCTCTACAACAATATTATTTCGACTATAATTCATTTTTGAGTAAGCAAGAATATCTTCGGAAACAGCATTACCGAAAACACTATTGCCACTCAAATATACATGATCAATTTTCTTTTCATTACTGATTGTACTGATTACCTCTGGAAGTCCTTCCATGGTGGTAATTGCTACGCACTCTTTATCTCCAGTATCTGTATCAACGATATAGACTCTCTGGTGCAAATCGAACATATGTAATTCACAATAAATTCTTTTCATTTCATTCACCTACCTGAACTAAGCCACTATCATAAGGGAACAGATATAGACAGGTTGGGCCGTCATCTGTTTCCACCCAAATCTCCACGGCAGTGCCAGGTTCGTCGGGGTCAATGGCTTTAATTTTTCCCACATTTCGCAGACAATCAAGAACCTCTTGTGCGAAATACTGAGGCTCAATTAGTTTGAATACAGTAAAATAAGAAATCTCTTTACCGTAAAGCATATAGTATTTATTACGATACATTTCATGTAATGCTTCAATGGTTTGGATTGCCTTATTTAAATCAGCCAACTCAGGAAGCTGGGCGATAATTTGTTTATTCAAATCATATAGACCTAAATTCAAGCCTGCGCCATCAGTTCTCATTGTAACCCAATGACCGTCATGATATACGCGAATTTCACCTGAAATGGAATCTTGAATTACTTCTCCTTCCATTGGTTCAAAATTGACTTGTGAAAGGTCCATTTTCTTGACAGTGAGTTTACTTCCCATATCAAGACCTCCTTTTACTCTTTATACTAAATTATATCAATTTTTTTTATGTAAGTCAATTATACGCTGGTTGCGAGAGCCTCTCATTTCTAGAGTCAAATCTCGCTCTGCTTCAATATATGGACCGTCGATTAGGACGTCCGCTAATTCCAGACATGATTTGACATGAGGGTCGCCAGACCGCAATAATTCTTCATAAGTGTAGCCGCTCCAAATATATATCTTCACTTCTGGAAGCTTATGTCTTACCTCTTGGAGAATCAAATTTACCAGAAAAGCATTTGCTTCACACAAAGGTTCACCGCCCATAATACATAAATTACGCTTGATTCCTTGTGCGGTTAGTCCTTCTAAAATCTTATGTAAAGTATTATTTGTAAACTCCTTACCTCCATCAAAGGCCCAGGTGCCAGGATTATGACACCCAGGACAATGATGAGGACAGCCTTGTGTAAAAAAGCTTACACATAAACCTGGAGCAGCGGTGATATCATTTAGTATCAATCCACTGTATCTCATAGTTATCTCTCTTTCTTATAGCGTAGCTAAGTTGTAGTTAGCAACAGTTAGGAAAATTGAGAATGCTTGACGCGGTGTTCAACCTCTGCTTGTTTTCCGTTGTTGAAATGGCGATAGTCAGTAGTCAAATAACCAGTTACACGACGAAGCTGTTGAATATTCTGGCTTCCGCACTCGGGACAAGCATCATTGAACTCGCCTTGATAACCACAATCTAAGCAAGAGTCGATTGGGAAGTTGAAAGCTAAATAAGGGATATCTAGCTCTTTGAAAGCATAATCAATAATCTGCTCGATAGCCTTAGTATTCTTTACGAAAGTAGAATCCAATTCTACATAAGTGATACAACCACCAGTAGGATACTTACAGAAAGGAGCTTCAATAGCTAACTTCTCAAAGATACCAACTTCCTGCCAAACAGGAACATGGTGACTGTTAGTCAAGAACTCCTTATCAGTAACATTAGGAATGATTCCATATTGCTTACGTAAGCCCTTCAGCGCGGTATGGCATAGACCTTCCGCAGGAGTAGCATAACAAGAGAAATTCAAATCGTGACGCTCGGAAGCTTCCTTAGCGTATTCATTGATTCTCTTGACAACCTTCAAAGCGAAAGCATGAACTTCGGAGTCTTCTGCGTGATTCTTACCAAACAGAGCCTGGCACATTTCAGCAATACCGATATAACCCATAGCTAAAGTGCCGTGCTTCAATGCTTCATAGTTAGACATTTTGCACTTCTGAGCATCCTTCATAGTACCATTTTGATACATAAATGGAGCGGCCTCAGGTGGCTGATTAACCATAATATCAAAGCGCTCTAATAAACCTTGTTCACATAGCATCAATAAATCCTCAAACGCAGACCAGAAGCCGTCTAAGTCTGGGGTCTCACGCTCACCAAGGCAGATACCATATTCGATACCGAGCTTTGGCAAAATCATAGTATTAGGAACAAGGTTACCACGTCCGACGCGATTATAAGATTTGCTGTGTCTGTCATAACCCAACATTGTGCGGCAACCCATTGTTGCGAAATATGTGTCAATATTATTTGGGTCTTCATGTGCTTCGGAATAATCACAATTGACAAAGTTGGGATAAATGCGCTTACTTAAAGATTCGATAGCCAACTGCTTCAAATCATAGTTAGGATCTTCGGGATTAGCATTACAACCCTGCTTATATTGGAAAATACTAATTGGGAAAATAGGAGTTAGATGATGCTTACCAATACCAGACAAGGAAGCCTCTAACATCTTGCGAGATACGAAACGACCTTCAACAGATTCGTCTCTACCAAAATTAATAGAAGTGAAAGGAACCTGAGAACCTGCGCGAGACTCTAATGTATTCAAGTTGTGATACATAGCTTCGGCAGCCTGGGTGCCTTCGCGCTCAACCTGGCGGACCGCAAACTTATGTGCAGGATCATCTGCATATGCGGGATTACCCATATCCAAATCGGGGAACTTGGCATGAATAACTAATTCAGCATCCTCTTCACTCATCTCTTGGACGTCAGTATAATACTGCATTAGCTTCTTCTTATAACTCTTCTTTACGAAAGGAGCCAAGTCATAATCCAAGTGAACAGTACCAACACCACCGAACTGAACTTGAGACTGGCACTGGTCAATAACAGCAGTTTGTTGACAAGCACTACTGAAATTAGAAGGTGGTCTTACATCACCATTACGGGTTATAAAGCCATCGGTAAATAGCTTCTTCATATCAACGAACAAGCAGTTATGCTGGCCGATATTAGTCTTTTCCATATCATGTTGATATAACAACATATTCTTGTGAGCATTTGAGACTTCTGGAGACAAAGTATAATCGAGGGCAATAATCTTCTGAATATCTGCGGAAGCCTCTTTCTCTCTACCAGAGAAGCTCTTTTCGTCAACATTAGCATTAGCATTTTCTACTGCAGTAGCTTCAATGCGCTTCATTACTGCTTTGACTAACTTGCTGCGACGAGTGCGCTCTTTACTACGCTGGTCGCGATATAGGATATATTCTTTTGCTACTTCTGGATACTCGCTCTTCATCAAGTATCCTTCAACTAAATCTTGGATTTGCTCAACGCTCATATCAACATTGCGCTGACCAATTAAATCGGCAATCTCTTCGGCAGTTTCAGTCTCATAGACTGCGCCGTAAGTGCTAATCATAGCTTTGTTGATAGCTTGAACAATCTTATCGGGATTGAATAGAACTCTTGTTCCATCTCGTTTAATTACATACATATATATTACCTCCAATTAAAAACCCTACATCTTGTGTAGAGGGCAAAATTTCTCTACTAAATATGGGTTTATGGATTGATCACTTAATCAATCTCGTCCTTGGGCGAATGTGGTCTCGGTCTGGTACACAATCTCTTCAGGGCCAGTCCAACCGTCCAATTCAGTGGCGTTTCTAATTTCAAAAAATGGGAAATCAATCTCGCCAAAATCAGAATAGTCAGCTAAGAAGCGACGACAAACTTCCTTGACGTCAGGATCTTCTTCTCGATTCAACTGACGCATTAGACGCAACTTATCGGGCGTCCGCAAACGAATAGCTAGAACTTCACAATCCCCACGAGCCAAGAGATCATGGATGCCTTGAGGATTGAAAACTCCAACATTGATATTATCTTCAACCACAGACTCGGTACTTGTGCCGTAATACCAATTATTGAACATTACACATTCAAGCATTTGGTCATTGTTAATTTTTTCTTTGAACTCATCCATTGTGTGATAAAAATAATTCACACCATGCTGTTCACCCTGTCTCATAGGACGAGTAGTACAGCTAATAATTTTATGCCAGTCAGGTCTCATAGCGAGGACCTTATTCAACATAAAGTCCTTGCCGGAGCCTGCCTCGCCAAACAAAGCAACGATTTTATACATTTTATTCATCCTCGAACTCATATTCAATACTGCCATTTTTAGTAGTGCTTGTTGTAGTCGTTCCGCAATTCAAACACTCATAGCAGTGCTGTGCAGGATAAGTACAGAGTGTATGAGTGCAACGCATGGGCTTACCGCACTCTTCACAGACAATCTGCACAACATACATAGCTTTTACTTTTCTTTTTTGGATCATTTATTCGTCTCCTTGATAACGAGCATCTAATAGTTTCAAATCACCATTAGGATAAATTTTATCAATTTTATATAACTGGTGTCCACCAGTTGAAGCATACTTCTTAGAAATGAAATCATCACCAGAACGAATACCAGTTACCACAATCATATTACCTCGATTGAACCAGGACTTTTCCATGATCTTCTTAGTTCCATCGGGTTGACGAGCAGAAATCTGCTTATCAAATAATGTGAAATATTCTTTTCTAAATTTCACATTTACAACACCTGTGTTAGTCAAAATAGTAACTGTACTCTTAGTTTTATTCTTCGCGATACAAGTTCCGCAAATACGATTCAAGTGAAAGATATGGATTTCTTTGTCACCCTTTTTAAAAGTCTTTTCAATTACGGGGTCTTCTGGCAAAGCAAAGAAATCAACAAAGCCATACTTGTCATTATTTACATGAGCCAATTCGTGCTCATGATAATAGAAGCACAATACTTCCATCTCCCATGCGGAGATACTGCCCTGGGCATATTTCTCCCAGTCTTCCATGAAGATTTTTGTATTCAATGCTTCAAGGATTTCTTCCTTATCAGTAGCAATCCAATTTCTGAAAATGTTCATATACTTCTGATATACATTATCCCAAGTCTTGACTTTGATAAACCAAGCGAGATTATCGCTTTCCATCAAGTCTTCACATTCAATTTCATGTAAGAATGAAATTGCTCGTGGATCAAGACTATACATATCTTTGTAAGCACATTCATCAGCCTTTGTAATTGCTTTTAGATAACGATTGAACTCATAAACTCTACGAGCCATAATTTGCTCTTCTGTGGATTCAGGTAATAAACCATGCTTGATAAGACCACCCATATTCTGTAAAGTCAAACGGCTCTTCTTATCACAAGTCTCCCACAGATACCATGCCATTACGAAACGACGATCTTCCATATCATCAAAGGCACCGCCCTTGATTAGAGAAATCATTGCTTGCTTACCGGGCTTTACTTTCTGTAAGAAATCCTTGGGAGAAGCATATGGTCTATTTGCGATGATTGCGGCGATAACATCATCGCCGACATTTAGCATACCTTTCAAACCAAACAGAATACGATTATTTTCCACGTCGGGAGCAAATCCAAATTGAGATTTATTGATATCAACCAGACTCACCTTGATGCCAGCCGCACGAATATCTCCAATTGCCTTAGCAATCTTACCATAGTCAGTGCTTGCGGTCTTACGAATCTTACCAGACCGATCGGGCAGATCCTGGAAAGTCACGCCTTCGCTTAGGTCTTGTCCTTCTGGCTCATAAATATCAACAATCTCTTCTTCACTATTATCTTCCAAAGAACCACTATTGACAATCAGACAAGCTGTATTCCAGTAGATGGGATTGAAATTCATGGCAAGATAAATAGATTGCATACCAACGAATGAATAAGGTAATGAGTGATTCAAGCTAAATGCGTATCCTAACTGAGGGGCAACCGCATTTTCCCAGAAGTAATTCGCAGAATTGACATGGTCAAATCTACTATATACATCCTCGCGCAACTGCGGAATCTTACTCATTTGCTTTTTACCGACAATCTTTCTTGCGGTATTTGCTTCACCTAATGTGAAGCCAGCGACATCCATCAACAGTTCCATCATTTGCTCCTGGATTGCACAACAACCCCAATATTGATCACAATGCTTATGCATCAACGCAATCATATTAGAATCAAGTCCTGCTTGAACCATTTCTCGATGAAACTCAGTCAAACCTTTCCGTTGAATACGGACGTATCTGTCCTGCTGAGACTCTTTGCCTTTTTCGCTCATCAGTCTCATCATGGCGTTTGCCGCAGTCATCTCCATAGGATTTTGAGGCTTCAACTTTTTCGCAATGGCTAGACCGACACCTGTGCTGAACTGAAACACGTCCAGAACATCACCGGCCGCAAGGTGATCCCAAATGCGCTGGTCAGTTGTATCCATTACTTCTGGATGGATATATTTATTATATAATTCACGCAAACTCAAATCTGGAATTACTTTATCTGCTACCAAAAGTTCAAAACATTTAATAATCTTATCAGAAATTTCAGTAACCAGGAAGTCGTACTTAGTATCACCTGCGGCCTCAGCTTTATGTAGGTCATAACAGGTAATCAAGTCACCACTAGGAGTTCTCATAAAAGCTGCTGTATCAAATGGATCATCACCATATAAGATAACACCAGATGCGTGAGAAGAACATTTATTTACAAGTCCATCAATGGACTTGATAATATTTAGCAAACCAGGATACTGATTTACTTCTCGAATGAAAGCAACAACAGGCTTTCTGTCTTTACTTTCATTACCATTAACAACATCATCAATAGACCACAAAAAACCACGTTCCTGTGGGATTAGAGATGACATATATTGGGCTTGGTCGACATCAATTCCATCAGGAAAATCTTCACTTCGGTATCCTCGGCAGGCGGTAAGGATGGCTGATTTAGTTCCTTCTGTGCCGAAGGTTCCAACTTGGATAAGTCCAAGTTCACCTCTTTCTTTCCGAATTCTTCGAAAGATTTCTGGTCGCTTTGAGGGAGCGAGGTCAATATCAATATCGGGCAACTCAGCTCTTTCTTTGTTAAGAAAGCGCCAATATGGTAACTTCCATCGTACTGGATCAAGTTGGGTGATACCCAAGAGATAGTTAGAGAGGAATCCAGTCGCTGAACCTCGTCCTGGACCAACGATACTGCCGCACTCCCAGAAGAGGTCAATATAGTGTTTGAATGTGTTGAAATAAGCGAAGAGACAATCTTCAAGCTTTCTTCCAATGTCGTCAATTACGTCTGCCTCCGTTTCAAGTCTATCCCAATATTCTCTCTTATCAATGAAGCCTTTTTCGTGCATACTCTTCAAGCATTCACCCAACCAATATCTCTCTTGATCATTACCCGCACAAATAATGCGATCTAAAGTGGGCCACTGATAAGAATCCCATTGAATATCTTCTGGCAATAAATCCCAAAGATTATCATAAAATGGAACTTGAACTTTAGGAATAATCTGCTTACGCTCCAAAGAGTAATCTTCAATTTTACTCTGAGCTTCTAAGGTCGCCGCAAAAATATCATCAATATCAACATCACTAAATGACTTTGACAATAATGTTCGACACTCTTCTGGACTCATTAAATATGCGAACTCATAGAAGTCATCAACTTCTCGTTCACCATCTTTTGAGTTCAAATAAGATTTATGGACAAATCTATCTTCTTTTGTCAAATAATGAGAGTCAGTACCAACAACCATATTGATACCATATGCTTTCGCAATTCTCATTAGTTTGCGGTTGACCTCACATTGTTGACTTGCGCTTGAGGGAGCGCACTCAATATAAAAATCATCACCAAACAAGCCTCGACAATAATCAATAAAATCGCAAATCTGGTCATAATAAACCTTTGCGTTTACCATATCATTTACTCGTTCAGCCTGCGACATATTCCAGGCGGCGGTAGATAATTCACCACCAAGACAAGCAGAGGTCGCAATTACATGGCCACGATATTTGCTAATGATTTTAGTCATTTCTTCTTTCGTGATTGGCACACGCTTCATACCTCTATCAGTATAAGCGTAATACCATGCAATAGAACTCAATTCACGAAGTGCCTTATGTCCGATGGCATCCTTCGCAACTAAAATAAAGTGATAATATTTTATACCACTTTCTCGTTTATCTACTAAATAAACCTCATTGCCTAAAGCGATTTTGAAGTCGGGATGGTTCTTTTTAACTTCCTTCGCATATTGATTTACTTCCATATGACCACTAATACATTCATGGTCAGTAATCGCAATGCCAGAAAGACCCAACTCAATCGCTTTGTCAATGAGGTCTTTTGGTCTATTGATACAATCGAGCAAGCGGATATTAGAATACATAGTATGATTGTGAATATTGAAGTAAGTTGTCATTCTATTATCCTCTTTCTTTTTACTTATTATACTATATTATATCAATTTTTTTTATGTAAGTCAATCTTTGGTGACAATCACCAATTTCTCTGCCGCACGAGTGGCCGCAGTGTATAACCAACGAGCATGATCAACGGGCTGGAAGGGGAACTTTTCTTCCAGAACCAAGACGTTATCCCATTCAGAACCCTGCGCTTTATGACAGGTAATGGCATATCCATAAGTAAATTCCTTTGGCACAACATCGCCAATACGATTTTTTAGCTTATTCAGCTTATACTTATCACGCCATTCAAGCTCGCTTTCGCCGCCCTTCATAATGCGAGGGTCCATATTGATATGACCATAATTCTCACCTAAGTCAGATTCAAATACACCAGTAAGGATATTGATCTTACCCTTCTCATAAGCGTAAAACGGGACATTGATATGACTATACTTGGGATCATGTAATGTTCCAATAGTGCCATTTACCAATGGGTCGCCGTTAGTCAAATTACCCCAGTCCCAGTAATTCCGCAGACAAATAACTTTATCTCCTTCTTCTGGCTCAGGTCCAAAACCTCGTTGCTGACGCATGAAATCATTCATACTGTGCCGTTGTAGATTAGTCGCAACAAGAACCTGGTCTGCCCAATCAAGCATTCCGGTATTGAGCGCGCTGGCTGGATAAATTTGAACTTGGTCATTCTTTATATATTCCAAAGGCTTCTGGTCTCGAATATCCATAGTCAAACGGATAATACCAGATTCAGTAGCCTGTCTCATAATTTCATCAAGGAAGATATGAGGATGGTCAAGCAAATGATTATCCTCGTCTTTCTCAATGGGTGGCAACTGGAACGGGTCGCCAAGACAAATTACATATACATTATGGGAGAATAATTTATCCATAATACTCTTGGGCGCCATGGACACCTCATCAACCACAACGACTGTATATTCCAAAGATTTCTTTGGGATTCTAGTAAATCCACCGCCTGGACGAGGCACGCTATCATAAAGCAGACGATGTAGAGTCATTGCGTTCTTATTGCCCTTCTTAGCTAGAACCTGGGCGGCCTTGCCTGTAAAAGTAGCAAAGCAAACTTTATTATGTTCTACATCTAATGCTTCAATGATAAATTTTACCAGAGTGCTCTTTCCTGTACCTGCCTTTAGGCGTAGCCAGCAATCACAGTGTACTTTTCATGTGCTCTGTGTCTGGCTACGGCAATTTTCAAACCTTCTTCTTGCTTTCTTGTAAGAATCACAGTTCTACTTCCTCTCTTTCTTCAATATTCAAATCTTCAATATTCCATAGATTATCATGTAGTTCTTTATGACAATTAGAACAAATTAAAATACATTTTTTACTTTCTTCTACTGCTTCTAATAAGTGAAAATGGTCATTGCTAATTGTAAAATCTTTTTTAGAGGGGTCAATGTGATGAAATTCTAATGCTTTTATACATCTATCATATCCACATCTTATACATTTTCCACCACGAGATTCTTTTATTTTAGCTAAAAACATTCCTCTCGTTAATTGAACTCCATTTGGCATACAGTTATAACAACAGGTTCTTTGATGAGCCGTAGAAGTTAAAGGATAAAATTCTTTTCCACAAATGGGACAAATTTTTGGTTTTCCTTTATAAGAAGTATCTTTTTGATTCTTTTCTTTATTGGCGTATTTTTCTCTGCGCGAAGCGTTTTGACATTCTATACTACAGTATTTTTTAGTAGAACGGATTGCCTCAAATTCATTTCCACACATAACACATTTATTTATCATATATTTTCTCCTTTTTTGAAATATTTCTTTCATTATATTTCAAAAATAAGACAAGTAAATTCGTCAGCTTTGTCCGGAGTTTTACACAACGAACTTACCTAACCAAAGTTGCACAAGCAACTTATCAATCATGCTCTCCTATTGCTTCATCTAAAATCTGAATAAAACGCATCATATCTCGTTCATGCCTACGTATGACAGCCTCATGTGCTTTTGGTTCAGAGAACCCTTTACACTTCATCAATTCAATTTTGTCGTGTTCAAAGGCTTTTGCCTGGTATTCCTTAAAACGGAATACCAGACTATCAAACATATAACCCTTTAAATGCTTATTATCACTAAAATGTACTTTTTCCATACTAATACCTTTTATTTTTATTATACCAAAATATTTCTTATAAATCAATAAGGAACATATTGTTGTCCAATTTAAGAAAATCTTCATCCCACTCAATTTGGGGAAAAATTTCTAAATCGCTTTTTTGTTTTGGGTTTTCGGCTGGCGCGTCTGGCACCGGTCGG